GCGACGGGATGATGCTTTCGAGCATGTATCGCGTGTTCGATCAGGCAATGGCCGCTGGCTATGAATGGTATCGGCCGACCGCTGCGGAGAAGCTGGAACCATGGGTCGCCGATCACGTCGCTCGGGGCGGCTTGCTGATCCGGCGCGCTGAAAGGTCTGCCGAGGTAGGCCGAGCCGCCACCGCAGCGGCGGAGGGCCGCCCATGACCTCCGCCCTGCGCCCCAACGCAGCCCGCATCGGCGAGCTGCTGATCGATCTCGCGGCCCTTCAGCAAGACTTGGCCGACGCCGAGACGCCGGACGAAGCCGCGTTCTGGAAAGCCGAGATCACGGCGCTTCAACACAGCCTGTTTCTCGCCGGCCACCAACCTGAGGAGGGGTGAACCCCATGGCTATCGAAAGCAGCTTCTTCGTCCGCAAAGACGACCGCGTGATCGTCGGCAGCAGCGAACCGCTCATGGCGGTGATGATCCGCGCATCCTCGTCGCTGAAGAACAACGAGAGCGTCGCGCAGCTCCTCTGGCTTCCCGTGGAGCAGGCCCGCGCGCTGATCGCCGACCTGCAGGGCGCCGTGGACGAGATCGACACGATCCGCGCGGCCAAGGCGCAGGTCAAGGCTCAGCGGGAAGCGGCGTGAACATGGCCAGCGCCTACGACACAGACGAGGCTTTCGAGCGCCTGATGGATGATCTTCAGATCATCTACACGCTGAAGGCTGGGGTCGCCCTCTCGCAAGCCGACGTGGACGCGATCCAGCGCTTCGAACAACACAGCCGCGACGAAGAAGAGAGCGCGGTCGAAGCGTTCCACCGCGGCTATCAAGCCGGGCTCCTGGCGGGTGGTGGCGTGGATGTTCAGACGCTCCGCAACGACCTGGACGCTAAGGCGTCCGAACTGAGTATCGCCAAGGCGCTCGGAAGGTTCTCCCACCAGCACGGGTTTCGGCGGGGCGCTCAAGCCTGCCGAGAAATGCTGGCGCGGTTCGTCGAGCAAGGCGGCGACGCTACCACTGCGGCAAGCCTGCGCGCCAACTGGAACCCGCTATGGGGCGACGACCCCGGACCGCCCCAATCCATCTTGACGCCAGCCTCGCTGGGCGACGTGGCCGCAGATGCGGTCGCTCGCCTGGCGGGAGGGGTCGATGCGCCCTGACAACTCCCGCCTCCTCCGCTGCCTCTACGACGCGCTCTGGCTGGCGGTGCTGATTCCGATTTTCGCAATCCTGATGGGGAGGGTTTGATGACCGAGGACGAAGCCAAGCGCAGCTTCAGCATCCGCGTGGAGCGCCGGCCCGCAGTCATCCGACACATGATCAACGAAGAAGCGTCGGTCGTCATATGCGCCGACCCCCTCACGCGCAAAGCCGCGACCGGAACCCGGACGAGCATCGGCTTTCCCGTGCTTCTGGTGACGGGGTGGGTCGATGAGCCGGAGGTGTTCGGCCGGAAAGTAGCCGCGCTACTTCAGGAGCATCAATCGTGACCCCCTCCTTCATCCTTCGCACCCGCTACGGCGTGGCGATCTACACGACCGATGACCGCAGGAAGGCTCTCGCCGAGGCCATGCGCCAGCGGGACGACTTCCCAGGCTGCTATCTGGTCGAGCAGGTCATTCCCCCGCCTGTCGAGCGGAAGATCTGGACCGATCGCCAATCCCGCCAGGCCACAGACGCCAAGGTGATCCCGATGCGGAGGGCTGTGTCGTGAAGAATAGTTCGTCCCAGGGAGCGGAGCACTCCCTCGCTGCGCTCGGTCGTCCTGAGGCGCCGCGTCTGGCTGGAGGGCGTCACCAATGAACGCCCAACTCGCTGCGGCCAGAGCGCGCGCCGCAAAAATCCAGGCCGCCGCTTGGTCGGCGCTCCCCGCCGTCAAGGGTTCGATTGCCTGCCTGACCTGCGGCTGCGGCGCGCGCGAGGACATTGACGGCGGCCGATGGATTGCGGTCGGCTTCGGAAACGCGGGCATCACCAAAAACGGCAAGCACGTCTGGTCTGAAGACGAGTTGCCGAGGGACGGCGCTGGCCTCCCTCACGAAGATAGCCCGGAGCCGCTGACCATGGCGGACGCGGAGCGCTTGGCGGCCGAAGATCCCGAGGCGGACTGGCGCGTGTACTTCTTCGCGCCGCTCTATGAGGCGACTTATCAGCGCCAAGGTCCGGGCCGGTGGGTGCTGATCGAAAGCGGCGAGGGCTTCGCATGACGCCCGTGTATCGCATCCAGGACCGAGACGGCCGCGGCCCCTATCGACCTGGCTTTAGCCACAAGTGGTCGGACGCCGAGGGACCGATCCTGCCAACGATCTTTGAGGACTTCGGGCCGAACCTCACACGCCTGTTTGCGCGCCCGGGGCATTACGGCTGCGCGTTCCTCCAACTGGACCAGGCCCGCACATGGTTCAGCAAGCGGGAAGCCGCGAAGCTGGCCGCACTCGGCTTTTCGCTGGTCGAAATCAGCGATGCGGAGATCGTCGCCTCGGCGCCGCGACAAGTGCTGATCCGTCGCGACAGGCCCCTCCACCGGAAGGTGCGAAAGCACAGCCTCGCCACTCTGCACGGCTCCTCCAGCCAGACGCCAGCCTCTCAAGGCGACGCCGAAGGCGGAGTGCTCGGAGCGGAGGGCGAAGCCCGTGGCCCTGGGATGAACCAAACGAGGGCAGCCGATGACTAACCCCGCCCTCCGCCCCAATCCCCCGCCCATGGGCTGGTTCCGCTGCCACGCATGCGGAGGGCCTGTCTCTCAACATCGCGCCAAGGCCACGCCAGAAGGCCAGCCGGTCATCTGTGGGGGCTGCACTGAGGATCTAGCCGAGGAGGCTGAATATGAACGCGCCCGTCACTAAGCGTCAGACCGAAGGCGCTGCCGAAGTCGATCCGCTGGCGAAGCTTCGCGAGCCGTTCCCGCCGAACGCGATCAGCAAGCTCCCGAAGGAGAGCAAGGCGCAGATCGATGAGCGGAAGCAGAACCGCGCCGCCGGCGTGAGCTGCAAGGTCTGCGGGTCCTGGCACCACAAGAACGCGGTGCACCTGGATTACGTCGGGCACGCCGCGCTCACCGACCGTCTGCTCGACGTGGACCCGCTGTGGTCGTGGGAGCCCGTGGCCTTCGCCGCCGATGGCTTGCCTGCGTTCGATCGCAACGGCGGCCTGTGGATCAAGCTCACGGTCTGCGGCGTCACTCGTCTTGGCTATGGCAACGCGGACGGCAAGTCCGGCGGCGATGCGGTGAAGGAGATCATCGGCGATGCCCTCCGCAATGCCGCCATGCGCTTCGGCGCGGCCCTGGACCTCTGGCACAAGGGCGACCTGCATCCCGAGGAGCCCGAGGCCCCGGCTCCGAGCCTTGAGGAACGCGCGATCTCCCATCTTCGCGCCTGCGCCATCGACCGCGCCACCTTCAAGGACGCGTGGGAGAGCAACAAGGACGGCTGGCGCAAGGCCATGGCCGACGACGCCTACGCCCGCGTGATCGCGGAGATGAAGGCGCTGGCCGCCAAGCTCCCGAAGGACGAGCCGCCGCCCGCGCCAGAACCGATCGATGACGTCCTGCGGGACGATGAGATTCCCTACTAGGAGCAAGCCCATGGCGGCCCACCTGACCCATTACATCTCCGACTCTCGCGGCCCCGTCGAGATCGCCTCGATGCGCTACGAGCACGCGAAAAACGCCCTCGCCAAGCTTGAGCGGGAGCGCCGCGACAACAGCCGCGACGGCGAGATCATGGCCCTGCGCGCCCACGTCGAGGCCATCGAGGACACGTTCGAGGACCGGGCCAATGGCTGACGGCAACCCGCGCGTCCACATCGGCGCGAACAATCCTCCGCCCGACCAGCCTGACCCCTACGGCGCGGTGAAGGCGAACATCGACGACCTCTGCATCGAGGCCCGCAACTGGGCCGATGGGGTAAAGGTCGAGAACCAGGCCCAAGCCGATGAAGTCTCGCGTCTGATCGAGGATCTTCGCATCGCCATCGCTGCGGCCGACAAGGCCCGCGTCGATGAGAAGAAGCCCTATGACGACAAGATCGCCGAGATTCAGGAGCGCTACAACGCCCTGATCGCCGACAACAAGACCCTGAAGGGAACCGCCGTCCTGGCCATGGCGGCCCTGAAGGCGACGCTGAAGGTCTATCTTGACGCTGAGGCGGAGAAGCAGCGCAAGGCCGCCGAGGAAGCCCGGCTGGCCGCCGAAAAGGCTGCGGCCGAAGCCGCCGCGGCGATCCGCAACGCCGACCTGACCGACCTTGACGCCCGAGAGGGGGCGGAACAGCTCGTCACCCAAGCCCGGCAAGCCGAGTACGAAGCGCGACAGATCGAGAAAGCCAAACCCCAAGCGCGCGGCGGCTCGCGCGCGATGGGCCTGCGGACCACCTACACCGCGACCCTGACGGACGCGCGGGAAGCCCTGAAGCACTACTGGGCCACGAACCGCCAACCGCTGATCGACTGCCTGACCCACATGGCGCAGGCCGACGTGGACCGGAAAGTCCACACGATCCCCGGCGTAACGGTCGTGGAGGGGACGAAGCTCTGATGGGCGAGTCCATGGCCTTCACCAAGAAGCCGGCCGGTTTCGTCCCGACGCCGCGCTTCGTCGCCGCCTTCCGCGAGAAGTTCGTGGATGACGCGACCTATTGGCTGAGCGTCGAACCGGAGCGGTCGGAGAAGACCCACGATCACCAGTTCGCCTGGATTGGCGAGGCGTGGAAGACCCTGCCCGACGACAAGGCCGCCGCGTTCCCGAACCCGGACGTGCTCAGAAAGCACGCGCTCATCATGACCGGCTGGTGCGACGTGCGGGATTACCCCTGCGCCTCCAAAGCCGAGGCGTTGCGGCTGGCGGCCACCCTGCGCGGCGAGATCAGCGAGTACGTCGTGGTGATCGTCCGCGCGGCCGTGGTGCGGGTCTGTCGGGCCAAGTCGCAATCCCGCAAAGCCATGGGCGCGGCGGATTTCCAGGCCAGCAAGAACGATCTGCTGCGGTGGATTTCCGATCTTCTCGGCGTCGAGCCCGAAACCCTGGCGAGGGCCGCATGATCTGGCGCAACTCCCTCCAGGCCCGCATCGATCGCCAGCGCCGCCGTGTGGCCTGCATCGTGCGGTTGGTGGACGCGCAAGCCCCGCGCGACGTGAAGCACTGCCTCGCGGTGCTCCGCGCGAACGCCGGCCGCGGCTTCCCGAGCCTTTCCTTCCCAGCAGCCAGAGGCGGAGCGGAGGCCAACAACCTCCCTCGGCAGGCCGCATGACTTCATACACGCAGAATAGGGAGGAGGGGGCGTGAAAGAGAGGGGTTCATCCCAGAGCCAGCCCATCTTGGCGCCCAAGAGCGCCATCGGGGAGGCTGAGATTTCTGCGGCCGTTCGGGAGCTTGAGGGTTCCTCGGTGCCCACTGTCGAGGAGGCGGCCGCACAGGCTCGCGCTGACATGAGGGAGATCGTATCGCTAGCCGCCGCGCGGCTGACGCGAGAAGTCGATTGCCCTCGTTGCCACGAGATTTGCGGCTGGTGCTCCGATTACCGCTGGATGCACGGCAAGCTCAAGCTGCCCGGGAGCAGTCGTCGCTGCGCGGTTGCCGGGATTGAGCCGGAGGGAGACGCCTGCCCCCTCTGTCATGGCGCGCGCAAGATGCTCGCGACGACGGTGTTCACTCCCATCCAGCACACACCGCCTCTCGGGGCGGAGGGAACCGACGCCGCACCGCGCCCCGGGAGGAACCCTGAATCCCCCGGCGGTCAGCCATGACCACCTACCGGCCCTCCCGCGTCCCCCACGCGATCCTTGGGAGTCTGTCGTCCGGGACGATGCGTTGCTTCCGGGGGGCGGCGTGAAGGAAATGGTTCATCCCAGGGGGTGTTCCGGCGACGAGTGTCCACAAGCTCCCTCGCTGCCACTGATCGCCGCGCTCTACGTAGAGACGGGCGGTTGCTACTTCGACGCGCCAGGCGTCGACCCGTGGGATCAGGCCCGTGACGCCCGGTTCTATCGCGGCCCGCACGCGGTCGTCGCGCATCCCCCCTGCCAGCGGTGGGGGCGCTTCTGGCACGGATCTACGCGCAAGCCCCACCAATATCGGCTTGGCGAGGACGGCGGATGCTTCGCGGCGGCGCTCACCTCAGTGCGCAACTATGGCGGCGTGCTTGAGCATCCACAGGGTTCGCGCGCATGGGAGTTCTTCGGCCTCGCCACACCCGTCCAGGGCGCCGGTTGGACGCGGGCCGACGCGTTTGGCGGCTGGACGTGCAGCATCGACCAGAAGCACTATGGCCACACCGCCCCCAAGCCGACGTGGCTCTACGCAGCGCATGTGCGGCTGCCGGAACTGATCTGGTCGAAAAGCGATCGCACGCCCTCGGCCTGGATGGTGGAACGGTACGGCGAGGCCAAGGCGCGGAAGATCGGCCAGGTCGCGATGGTCGGCGGCAAACACAAGACTCGCATCCGCAATGCGACGCCAGGACCATTCCGTGACTTGCTGCTGAGCATCGCCAGGAATGCGGCGAGCGATGCGCCGCCTGCAATCGCTGATCTCTTCGGAGAGGCCGAAAGGTCCGCCGCCTGATGCCCCTCCCCCCTTCCCGTCCGGTGATTGAAGTGGAAGGCCGACGCTCGGTTTCTGAGTGGATCGGATCGAACCCGGACGCCGCCGTTCCACCGCATGTCAGGCTGCGCGTCTTCGAAAGATGCGGCGGGACCTGTCACATCTCGGGCCGGAAGATCAGGGCCGGCGAGCCTTGGGAGTTAGACCACATCCTCCCTCTGCGCGACGGCGGCGAGCACCGTGAGTCGAACCTCGCACCGGCCCTGGCCGACAAACACCGCGTCAAGACTGCAGCCGAGAATTCGGAGCGCGCCAGGATCAACCGGAAGAAGGCGGCGAACCTCGGCGTGAAGCCGAAGGGACGCGGCTTCCGCGGCTGGCGGCGCTTCGACGGGACCATCGTCTATCGGGGGGAGAAATGACCGAAGCCTATCCGATACCGGATGCGGCGCTCGACGACCGGCTGGCCTGGATCGGCACGGCCGGGAGCGGCAAGACCTACAACGCCGGGGCCGGCGTGGAGCGCCT